ATACAGCTACAAAGAGAGAGAGAGCGTTATTAGCACATATATAGGTAAGCTGAGAGAAAGAGAAAGAGAGAGAAAAGAAAGGCAATGAGACAACCGGGGGGTATGGGGGACAAGACTCTTTGATATATATATAACTACCCCCACCAGAATTTATAATATATACCATCTTAACCATCTTAATGTATTACAGCTAGTAGACACCCGGAGTTAAACATAGTATAATATAGCGTATGACAAAGAAGGATCAGAAGAAGAAAGAGGTGGTGGTACCATGGCATAATTTAAGTAAGGAACAGGAGAAGGACTTCTATAAGTTGCTAGTAACCCATAACTACGCCGAGGCCGCCGCTCAGATAGGGATGGATGCTTATTATAGTGGCGATGGACTAAGGGGGGTAGGATATCAGATATATAAGAGGTTAGACCTTGACAAGCTCTCTATAGACCCTGATCTTAAGGATATGGTCGAGAAGGCCATAGAGGGGCGGAAAATCTTCCGTGGTAGGAAGGAGACTAATATACCCGCCGAACAGGAGTTTACCCCCACCGAGATGCTCGATCCTAGCGATACTAAGCAGTTAGTGGTAGGTGGACGAAATAAAGCCGCATTACTACTACATAAGAAGTTTGACTATCTGAATAAGAACAAACAGGCTATGAAGGATGTAAGTCTCTCCCAGTTAGGTACCGTATTTGGTATCATGTTTGATAAGGCCCAGATCATCCAAGGACAGGCCACTGATAATATTAGTATCCTCAGTAAGAATATCAAGGATGATATGACCCCTGAGGACAGTCTCAATACTATCTTAAGGATGAGGGAGGATGAAATAGCTAAGAAGAACGAATAGTATGAGTAACTCAATAACTCCCATCCTTACCCCTAACGAGGAGATGGCCCGACGAGATGAGGTATTTAAGGCCTATATGCTCTCTGATGAGATGCAGGAGAAGCGGATTAATAGGTTGAAGCTAACCGATGCCGCGGCTAATAAGATAGAGGCCAGAACAATGCTCTGGAACCTAATGGCCCGCCCGGAGAACCCAGCCGAGGGGTGTATCTTTTTCATCGAAACCTTCGGTTGGACCTTCGATCCACGTAAGGACACAAAGCACATCCCATTCTTTCTATTTGAATACCAGAAGGAAGCAATCAGGTTCTTCATAGACCACATAGACGGGAATAAGGACTTCCTCCTTGAAAAGTCAAGGGATATGGGTATAACCTGGCTAGCCGTATGGATATACCTGTGGTATTGGCTATTTGGTGACGGGGTGAATATGCTAGTGGGTTCTTATAAGGAGAAGCTGGTAGATGACCGTACTGATGATAGTATCTTCGGACGTCTTGACTACGGCCTGGATTCGTTGCCTGGTTGGCTGCTTCCTAAGAACTATAACCCAAAGAAGCACCGTACTAAGCTACGGCTCCATAATCCAGCTAACGGGAATCTTATAGCCGGGGATACAATGAACGCCGACTTTGGACGAGGTTCACGAAAGACCGCCATCTTCTTTGATGAGCTAGGCTCCTGGGATTATGCTAAAGATGCCTGGGAGACATGTGGAGACGTCACAGGTTGTCGTATAGCTAACTCTACCCCTAAGGGCTATAACTTCTACGCCAAGCTACGTGAGAGTGGTATTGATGTATTAACCCTGCACTGGTCACTGCACCCCTTTAAAGACCAGCAATGGTATGAGTTTGAGAGGAGTAGAAGGTCAGAAGAGGAAGTTGCCCAGGAACTTGATATTAGTTACCAGAAATCACAGGAAGGTAGAGTATACCCTAAGTGGGATGAACAGAACGTTCACTTTGAGTTTGTTGAGTATGATCCTGGTCTTCCTGTGTATGTAGGTTGGGACTTCGGTAAGACCGACGATACGGCAATCATATGGGCCCAGCCATTTGATGGAAAAATGAGGATTATAGATACATACTCCCGTTCTGGTCAGAATATTGATTTCTTCGTCCCATTCATAACAGGTATAGTACCCAGCGGGACATACAACTACTCTAAATCAGAGTTAGAGCTAATAACCTCACACAAGAACTGGAAACGTGGAGTCCACTTCGGGGACCCTGCCGGTAGGTTCAAGAATGGGGTAACTGACTCAACGGTACTATCGGTTCTTAGGGACCATGGTATCATAGTCAATTATAAGGACTCTTGGAAAGAGCACCAGAATCGGAAGCGTGCGGCAAAGGCCGTAATCAGAGAGGGCGTACAGATAGCCAAGAATGACCGAACAGACGAATTCAATATGGCCATGTTTAATGCGGCCTATCCAACACCGACGGTAGAGGGAGAGAAGGTGGTACGTTCTGTTAAGCCTAAGCATGACTGGACCTCCCACTACCGTAGCTCATTTGAATACCTTTGTCTGGGACTATCTGAGTATACACACCGTATGGCTAAGCCTAAGGATATGTTTGAAAAGAAAGCATATGTCGGGGGACGACGTCGTGCACTCCGTTACTAACTAAGTAGTAAAGATATCAATTATGGGATCAAGATGGTTTAAGAGGTTTAAAGAAGACTGTGAGAAATTTTCTCCACATGTGAGGTTCAAGGAGATTAAGCTCGGTTTCTACCGCATATATTATAAAGGCTTCTATATAGGTGAGGCTTATAAGGAAATGCCCCCTAAGGGCTACGATAAGGTAGAGGAGGACCCAAGGCTAACAGACCAGAGTTACTTTGAACAATACGAAGATAATACTAAACTAACTCGGGAGATAAAGAACTTTGTCGAGGGTTACTTCGATGCTATGGATCAGTTTAGAACAAGGATGTACATGCTAAGAAATGACGACGAATTCTATAGAACAAGTCGAGATGCCTATAAACAAGTTTGCATTAAATAAATGGCGTGTTATAATTTAATCATATAAGTCTATAATTCATAATGAATCCTAACGACTCCAAATTAGCCATAGCTAAGTTAATCTATGACACTGGTGAGGTTTTTCAACCTTCTGATAAAGAACAGAAGGTTCTTAATGACGTCATGCACCTGTTCCGGGGAGTTCAATCCTCACGTAACAGAAAGTTCCAATACTTTGATGGATTGGATATAATCGAGTATATAGACGACTCTGTTATTAGATTTAATACCAACGTGGACGAGAGAGAAGGTATTGAAGATTGGCAGGCCGGTGTACATGATCCATTCACTCGTAACAAGGTACTTGCCTTCCACGGTAAGTTAATGGAGGCTCTTCCTATTGCCACCTTTAGCGGACGAGGAGATGAAGACTCTCAAAGGGGTATCCTTCTTTCTAACCTCTACGAGTATGTAGAAGAGGTTGACAACTATGAAGAACTGATGTCTAATATCCTTTTAGAATGTATTGTAAAGGGTACGGCTATCGGTTATGAAGACGTACGGTTCGAGGAGAAGAAATACCGAGATGTTTCTGGTATCGGAGATGATATCAAAATAACTGAAAGGAATGAGAAGGTAACTCGACTATATGGTTCTTTAGTACAACTGGAGGAGTTTTATCCATCATCAGTAGGTATCCGTCGTATTGAAGACATGCCATTCTGCTTCTGGAGAAAAGTAGTTCCATATACCGACTTCCGCTCAGACTTCTCTAAGTACAAGAAGAGTCAACTTGTTCGTGGACGAGAATCATATGGAGATAGTGAAGACCGCCCATACTATGCTGATTTTATTGATGGGGACGTACCAGATGGACATGTAGAGACCATAAAATACTATGATAAGATGAATGACGAGTATGTTATCATCGCTAATGGTATATGGATAAATCCATTGAATGTCTCAGGAGGCGAAGGTTCTACTGAGGAAATTTCACCATTACCTTGGAATCACAAGGATCTTCCATTCTATGATATCAAGTTTGATATGTTTGGAGACTTCTTCTATGGAAAGTCACTACCAGACCGTCTTAAGTCAATGCAGGATGTTTTGAATGTATTGACCAACATGCTCCTTGACCAGTCTTTCTTATCTATCTTCCCACCACTGTTAACAAATGGGTTTGATTCGATTGAAGATGACTACCTCCGCCCAGGACGTCGTACACCTGTAGATACACAGGGACTCCCTATTAACCAGGCATTCCAGGTCCTACAGACACCTACACCATCTGGCTGGCACCAATACATCCTAGAGTACACTCGTCAAGTTATGGAGGAATCTTCCCTTGATAAAGTATCTCAAGGTATATCAGGAGCCGGAGACCGAACTACGGCACAAGAGATTCGTGTTGCGGCCTCTGGTGTTGCATCTATCCTACAGATAGTTGCCCGGAATATAAACACAGCTATCAAACGTAAGGCTACTCTTAAGGCAGCGAACATCTTACAGTTTGGTATGAACTCAGATGCACCAATCCTACGTCAGGTTATTGGTGATGGTGCTGTTGACCAAGCTAATAAAGCATTTGCTACAATTAAGGTTAATAATACTGAACTTACCCAAGGTAAGAGAGGAACCAAGATTATTGAGCTATATGCCGATTCAGAAAGCCTTCCTAGCCGAGGAGAGGTAAAAGCACGGGCAAGTGTCGCTAAAACTAATTCTAAGAAGGAATTAGAAATAGTAGCAATTCCACCTACTTATTTGAGGAATTTCACCTACGATGTTAAGGTTGTTCCTAATCCAAAGAACGAATCTACTAAAGAATTAGAGAAGGCACTACAACTTGAAAAGGTTAATACTTACCTTACCTTCTTCCCTGAGTTTATAAACAAAGCTGAACTAGCGGCACAGACCGCTGAGAAGCTAGGAGATGATCCAAGCAAGGTTCTTAATGAACAAGCCTTCGCCCCACCCCAGCAACCAGGAGGAATGGGACAACCTGGGCAAGAAGGAAATAATGCTAACAATCAAATGCGTTCGGCAAAGGGAGGTGAACAAGGACTAGCAGAATTAGCAGCACTAACTGGAAGTGGATAATGATTTCAAAAATATTAAATAAATTAGGTTACGTTCATATCTCAGAAGTAGAACCAGAGTATCTTTCTACTCTAGGGGAGCCCTCTGATTATCCTTTGATTAAAGACATGGAAGACCAATTCTTTAAAGACCTTGCCGGTATTGACAGGGTTGATGACTTTCTTGATGCTACGATGCTTCTAGATATGCAGAGGGAGTTCAATACCCAGACAGACCAAGAAAGACACCTTGTCAAGGGAGGTTATGGTAGAACTCTTTATTTTAAAAGGGGAATTACCAAGGCACGTGGCTTGAAAGGTAAGTAACGGCGTGGTATAATTTGGATACAATTGTGTGTCCTATTCAGGGGGAGGTCGATCCAGTCCCCTTGAATAGGCTACAGAAAGTAGTCTGCCTAACTCATAGTGGTCCCGCCCACTCTTGTTCGCACCAAGTAAAAAGTGGAGTTAAAAGATAAAACAGGGGAGTTATATTATGTCAGAACAAAAACCAGAAGAAGGTTTGACAGAAGAAGAGAGAATAGAAAAGGTTAAGCAAGAGGCAAAAGAAGCTGCCAAGAATGAAGCAACTGCTGAATTTAAGAAAGCTGAAGATGCTCGAATTGCTGAACTACAGGCTGAACGGCAACGCCGTCAGGCCGCAGAAGAGGAACTTGAAAGAACGAAAGGAGGGCAGAACACCGATGGGGATGACCCAGCAAAGGTTTTCGAACGCCTAATGAATGAAGATAAATCCCAGAAAGCTAAGGAAGCAAAGGAAGCGGCTATCGCTAAGTTTAAGGAGAAGACTCGTGAGTTTTCACCTGAACATGATACTGCTGGAATTGTATACTCATCTTTCGAGAAAGAACTTAATAAGTTTAATCTTGAGGGGCTATCATCTGAAGAGGACTTTCTACAGCGTTTTAATGAGGTACATGAATTCATGAACCGAAAGAAGAAGTCTGTAGAAACAACAACACCAGAGTATTCAGGAGGAGGAGGAACCGGCTCAACACCAAAGGAAGATGATTCTGCGAATCTCTCCGATGCCGAGAAACGTCTCATTAAAGATATGGGATGGGAGAAGGATCGTTTTCTAATACAGAAAGCGAAACGACCCCACTATGTAGCATCGCTCTTAAAGTACCGAGCTTAGTCTATTTGTAGGCAAAGCTCCAAGAACCTCTGATCTTTTACAAACTAAGACTATATTATGGCTTTTAAACCAGTAGGAAGTCTTAACCCACATGGAGCACCGATTCTTCGAAAAGAAGTAATCACCAACTCTGTGGTTTCAACGGTTAATGACTCCATCAAATTGGCTTCAGGCTTTGCTGCACTAGGTACCACAGGTGCTTTAGTAGCAGGCCACTTAGTCACTCACAAATCAGATCGAGGCGTAGGTCTAAATAGCTCTGGAGCATCAGGCGCAGAAATTGGTTCATACGTGTACACATTTACTGCCGCTTCTGATAACCAGACAGTCGCTCAGGTCGCTGCTGAACTAGATATCTCTAAGAGTACTATCTATTCAGTTGACCCAGACGTTGCTATCGGGACTACAACAGGCTCTAATCTCTCTGGTTATCTAACTGATATCGCAGACGAAAAAGAAACTGATGAGAGTGACGCAGCAGAAACAACTGGACAATACGGTATCCTAGGAGTTGACCCAGCAGATGCTGGAAATCAACTCGTACATGTGTACGAAAGCGTATTCTTTGGTGTTTAGTCCTTATTTAAATTAAATCAATACTATGTTAGAATCAAGAGGAACATGGACAGATTTGATCCCTGATGTCGGACTTCGCATTTCAGAAGTTTTCGACCAGGCGAACGAAGAGTATCGTCCAGGTATCAATCAAGTCCTTATCCAATCAACAGGAGAAGGCGCACAGAAAAATTATTCAGGCAAGACAGGCCTCGGAGAAGTATCTCGTTTTGAAGAAGGAGATAACATCGGAGGTAATAGCCGATACAAGACTTACACTACTCAAGTAGAGTACAATAACTATGGTGGATATGTTCAGGTAACAAAGAACAATATCGATGACCGTGACTTTGAAGCTCAACTTGACGAAATGAAAGACCTTGCTATTGCTATGAATTACTCACAGGACAAGGCTGGTATCCAGCTATTCAACGGTGGTTTCGCGACTACACGAGATGTAAACGGATATCGTATGACTTACTACGGAGATGGTGTTCCAACATTCTCTACCGTACACCCTACAGTAGTTCCTGGTGGCTCTACACAATCTAACGCTTCAAGCACATCAATTGCTTTTGGACACGACAACCTCGAAACTGCGAAGGTTGCTCTTACACTCCAGCAAACTGATGATGGTCTAGCAACAATGATGGGCGGTAAGCCTATGGTTGTTCTACCAATCAACTTGGAACGAGAAGGTCGTGAAGAGACTGAATCAACTCTCGATCCAGAGACAGCGAACAACACCATTAACATTCACCGAGGTACAACAGACATGCTTTCATGTCAACACCTTGATGCTACTAATGGAGGATCAAACACAGCTTGGTACTTGACCATTCCAGGTCGAGCTAAGATGTACCATGAAGTTCGTCAAGCTCCTGATATGGAGACTGACGTTGACATCCTTTCTAAGAATGTTACCTTCACAGCAGATGCCCGATGGGCAAACTACGTCAAAGACTGGCGTCGTACTTGGGGAAGTAAGGGAGACCTTACAGCATACTCAAGCTAATGCTAACTCAGACCCTTGTGGTCTGGGTTCAGGGTAATCCAGTACCTTGAGCTCAGGCCGCATAGGGATAGATGAATAGACCTTGCTAGTCACAAGAGGAAAGAAATTATACAGATTATCTATTTTACAGACTAATTAAATTAAAATGACAAATCCAACAAAATTTACAAATGTCAATAGTGTCGAAGGATACCAAGTTGACGGAACAACTATCATCAGCTCAACAGGTGATGTTATTACACAATCAGAAACAGTAACGACAGCAGCCCCGGCATTGAATGTATACGGAGCTTCAGTTATTAATTCTTCAGCTAACGCTGTAGAGGCAACACTAGCAGCAGGTACTTACATTGGACAAATGAAAGTTATCGTTATGACCAATGCTTCAAACTCTAGTACAGTAAGTATTGCTAACCACCAAACCTCAGACCCTGAAGTAGCTACATTTAATGCTGCTGACGAAACAGGAGTATTCATGTGGTCAGGTACAGAATGGATCACAATCTTTGCTACTTGTACATTCGTATAGTATAATAAAGGTATAAACAATTATGAATATTAATATTAAACCAATAAGTGACTTCGGGAAGAAACTCCGTAAATCTTGGGAGACCCGTAAAAAGGCCCAACTAAACTACAGTAATCGTAATAACGATTCCAACAAATACCGAGGGGCAGCATATTGGGCGAATAACAAAGACTAATTATGATTTTAAACAACCCAACAAAGGAAGACGTTAAAGTTATTTTGGATGGCATCCCATACAAAGTAGAAGGTGAAGCTTCTGTAGAAGTACCTGATGAAGTAGGTGCACGATGGATGAAAATCCACGAGTTCCTATTCGTAGGAAAAGCCGAAGAGGTTTCAGAAGAAAAGGAAGAGAAGAAAGTAACCAAGAAGGTAGAGAAGAAAGAAGAAGCGTAATAAATAAATATGTCAGAATTTTACTCAACAACACAACCTGCGACCATAATTGGTTCTAAGGCCTCCTCTAATGCACTTACTGGTATTGAACTAGAAAGCACATACCAAACAGAGAGTGCTACAGAAGCTACAAAGACTTTTGAAGTAGGAGGATATACTAAACTTAACTTAGATTTAAGTTACACAATGGGTGCCACAGAATCATCTAATTCAATTGAGATTAAGATTGAAGGTTCCCCAGATCGTACTAACTTCTATAATCTAGTTAACGACAGTACATCAGCAGGAGTATCTACCTTAACTGCCCGTGAATTCACTTACGTAGGAGTTAATGCTGATACCTCAAACTTCTCAATCTTCATAGATGTCGCATATAAATATCTGCGAGTGTCTTGTAAGGAAACAGGAGTAGTAACTAACAAAGGCAATGTGTACGCTGAGTATACTTTGTCAGGTCAATAATCCTATGAACAACCACGACAAACAAATTAAGGCTCAGGACCTTGATGCTCACATTAGAGTGCTCAAAGGAGAGCTTCGCAATGCTGAACAGGCCCTTGAGTCTGTTGTGGTTTTTAAGAAGGAAGCTAGCCAGAAAGTTCTTGAAATCCATAAGGATATAAAGGATGCCTCTTATAAATTGAAAGATATTAAAGAGGAGCAAAAAGCTTTAGAGAGGAAGGCCGAGAAGAAGGAATATGAGCTGGATAAGAAAGAGGGGGAGCTTGCAGAATCTGCGGCATCCCTTCAGTTAGAGAAGGAAGCATTCGATGCTTTGAAAGAAAGCCAGTTGAAAGAACTTACGAATAAAAAGTCTCAATTAGAGAAGGAGATAGAAGACCTAGTTGAATTGAAAAAAATCAACAGCTTAGCACTCCATAGTGAGATAGATAGGTTAGTTGCTCAAAAAGAACATACCTCTACTGAGACACAAGGTATGATTGAGGAACTAAAGCTGGTGGAAGATAGACGTAAGGAGCTTCTTAAAGGGCTCTCAGAGGTCGAAAAATCGATTCTAAGCGTCTTAAAGAAGAAAGAGGTAGCAGAGGCCGAACTGGACGAAACACTGAATTCTAAGAAGACTGTTCTTAATAATCTTGACGAACGTGAAAAGAATGTTACAATTAGAGAACAAGACGTAGCTGTTTGGGTCAGACGTATAAAGCGATGGTCTAAAGAGAACTACAAAGATTTAAAGATAACCCTATAACATGTCCACACCATTTTCAACGAATAACCCAGGGATCGGGGGATTAGATGAATTAACATCTGCCGAGGAAGCAATTGTAGCTTCTCTTGCATCCTTAGGATCTACCGGGGAAGTACTTACTGTTGATGGTGCCGGAACAGGTGTCGAGTGGGCAGCACCGAGTGTTGGGGCCCCAGAGGGTACTGCTGTGGTCTCAACAGGAGTAACAGTAGGTTGGGTTCTTCAGGCAGATGGAGATAATACATCTTCATGGGTTGCTTTAGGAGGAGGGGGGGATGCCTTAACATCCAACCCACTATCTCAATTCGCAGCTACCACTTCAGCACAACTAGCAGGAGTTATATCAAATGAAACAGGCAGCGGTGCTTTAGTTTTTGGGACATCACCTACTTTAGTAACTCCTGTTTTAGGAACTCCAGCATCGGGTACGGCAACTAACATAACAGGGCTCCCTCTTACCACTGGAGTTACTGGGATACTTCCTGTTGCTAATGGTGGTACTGGTAGAAATACCGGAACTTCTGCTTATAGGTTAATTGCCACCGGGACAACGGCAACTGGGGTACAACAAACACTAGGTAGTGGGGCTACTACTCAGTTGTTAGTAGGTGGTGGGGCCAGTGCTTTACCAGCGTGGACAACAGCGACAGGTTCTGGTGCACCTGTGAGAGCAACATCACCAACAATGGTAACTCCTACATTAGGAGAGGCTTCTGGTACTGGATTAACACTATCTGGGCTTACAGCTTCAGAAATAGTTATAACTAACGGTTCAAAGAAACTTGTATCGGCAGCCGTAGCAACGTACCCGTCACTGGCAGAACTGGCTTATGTAAAGGGAGTTACTTCTGCAATTCAAACTCAGATCGATGCACTGTCTGGAGCTGTGGTCCTAAAAGGACTATGGGATGCTTCTGTTGGAACTTTTCCAGGAGGAGGAGTAGCACAATCAGGATGGTCATACA